TAACCATTCTTCGGTCTTAATTCGTGCACACCCTTGTCTACCCGTGACCGCGTACAATTTTTCGGCTTTTCCTCTCAATTTAACTACGCCGATTTGAGAATTGTATATTGGTTGCAATCTTATAAATTCCGATGAGTCATAAAATTCTCTGACCATGCGCCTCGACTCATCTTCCGATATACCGAACATTTCTCGGTACAAATATTTGTACTTCGTGTTAGACGGGGGCATTTGGTGTCCTCGCCACCTCGCCATGGGCTTGACGAAAGGAACGAGGACTTCATCGATATCAACAGCAATTCTCTGCATTTATTATTATATCATTCGTAATCTCTAAATGCTATTCCAACGGGAAATCTAGGAACACCCAGATCCGTTAGATTTTGATACTTGACGGTCAACATCTTACCCATGTACTTGTCGCCGTTCTTGAACATCTCACGTCTCTTCTCCTGTGTACCTTCCGGTCTCACGGTAAATTCTTGTCCGTTTTCAGTGAGACACACCCAGGTAGGAGTACCGACGTCTTTACCAGTGCACTCTCGCATTCCGATGACTTTGTATTCATCTGTCTTAAAATCCTTGAGTTTTAAAAGGTAATTGCTTCTCTTACCAATTTCATAAATACTCGAAGGTTCACGAATCATCGTTCCTTCGTACCCAGCATCCATGTATTGTTTGTGTACAATCGGTAGATCTTTCTTTGTCTTGACCCATCTCGTCTCCACAGTAACACGTTCAAGTCTCTGGTCGAAGGTGAGGTCTGGTTGGTTTGTGTCAAAGTAGTCAAACACGTGAAATTCCAGTGCTTTGGGATTCGTCTTAAACAGGCTCGTGATTTCCTCGAATGTTTTGTTTGGATCGTAACATTCACCGTCCAAGTATTCACCTTCTTTGAGACCTTTACCGAGATGTTCCGTACCCGGTACAATTTTACCAGTTCGAGAGATACCACCCTTGTTAGACACGAGTAGACGTACTCCGTCAATCTTTGGTTGAACATAGAATGGTTCACTGATGTACTTCTGTCTGTCTTCCCACTTGTTTGCTAACATAGGAAGAATGGGTATCTCCTTTTGGTTTTCCCACATGGTCTTCGCACGTTTGAGAGCGCTATCATATCCAAGCTTCACGTGTATAGTGGAAACAGACTCTTTGCCACCAACCATACCAGTCTTTTTAATGATATTGGCGGTGCCATCGGAAAGCTTTTCGACGCTGATGTCGAAATAGCGCTTCTTTCCGTTTTTGTCGGTTTTAAAAATTGTTTCCATTATAGTAAGGGTAGATATGATTCCGGTCGTAAATTACGAGCGAATGGAGCGACTTAAGCCTCCCCAAGTCACAAAAGTTCCACTGAATGCGAACACAGCGTGCACTGTGATAATAATTTTAGCGGTTATTGGTTTATACAAAAGAAGCATAGACGTTAGTCAATCCCGTGGACGACGTTATATTTGATGCATTCTTCGACGTTCAAGTAGATGTCCTTCTTCATGAGCTTCTTGAATTCCTTTTCTGGGATTTCCGTCTTTTCACCGTAAACCTTGGTGATCATGTCCATGAACTTGGAGCACGAATCCATCTCGTTCTTGAGGTCTTCAAACTTACCCCAGAAACCATTGGTAGACAATTGGTGGATGAGGATGTGTGCGTTCTTACCCATACGACGTTCGTGACCACCGAGTAGCATGAAAGTGGCAGCACTACAACAGGCACCCTGTGCGATAGTCGTGACCTTCACGCGAGACTTTTCGATGATGTTCATGGCGCTCAAACCCGCAAACATTTCACCTCCATCGCTGCAAATGTGGATTCGAATTTCGGGCTTGTATCCTGGACATTCGATAGTTTGTCTGAGTAACTTCACCTCGAGTTTCTTGAATTCTTCGGTAAATTCAAGAATATCGTCCGTCGTCACGTCAGAGAAGAAGAACATTTCGTTTCCGATGATTCGAGTGGTCTTGAAATCATCTTCGCCGGTGGTAGCAATTGGTAGGATGGATGGAGCTGGCATTTGTTATGTAGAGTGTGTGTCTTTTAAACTGGTTCATGTGATTTAATCTTCTTCTTGATTTGAGACACCTCTCTAGGTTTCAATTTGTTACACATGGCCAAGTGGTTTATCACATCGAAATCTTGAGCGGTAAGACCATAAGACGTGTATGTATCCATGTCTCCAGACCTCGCATATTCACGAAGCAGTGCGAGTTCTTGATGCTGTGCACCTCGTGTTCTCAGGTGTATGTTTCTGTATTTTTGGTGTCTCATTTTGTAGTTTCCATATTTAGTCCAGAAACTTCCAGGTCTGAGAGTCTTTTCGTTTAAAACGCCATTTATGTAATACTTTGGTATGTTTACCGTTGAGTGTATGAAATACGACATGGAATCCCATATTCCGTTATAAATAGAAACGTCGTATAAATCTGCATCAGAAAGTGAATGAGATATCCTAGCAAAATCACACTTGGATGCGTCCACAAAATTCTCGTGTATCATACCCCAAACGTGTCCGTGTTCAGACATGGCATCTATATGGGACACTTCATCGTTTGTACACAACAAAGATACTGCAAACTCTTTCGGAGACACAAAATCATCTTTACCATCGGAAAAGTTTAGATAATCAAAGAAGTTGTGTAGATTTCCTTTACACTTCTCCGCCGCCACTTTTGTATTTTTATTATTTGGTTCAAGTGTAGATATGAGGTCTGGACTTCGTTTAGGTATGAGTATGGTTTCAAAGTTTGGTAAGAGAAACATGTTTGTGGTGGTGACTACAAACGAACCCTTGCTTAGTACACCACCGTCGGATACATGTTCTAATAGATGCCTCTGTGCTATGATATCGTGTCTGTACCCATCTATGAATATGTGCATGTTTGACCCTTTGAGTTCGTTTCTAACTTTGAAGTTATCTTCTAATTCTATACTATTTGATTCATCTAAAACTGCGTTTAATACGTAAGATTTACCGACTCCGTGACCACCGCATATTATAACATTTTTACCATTTCGTAAATGTGTTTTGAGTAACTCTATCTCATTGCGGTGGAGCGTATTATCTATCTTCTTTTTTTGTGTGGTTATTTTAACGAATGCGTCCATGTCAAAAGATGGTGATGATCTCGCTAATCAAGCTATAGATATTATTTTTGAGAACGACGCGCTTCAGACCAGGATATTTGAACCAATAAAAAGGAGATTTCTCCCTTACTTGTTATGTGTTGGTTTCTTTAATCTAACTTTATTTGTATTAGTCGCTTACATAGCGGCTCGTATGTCTGCCTAAACTGCGGAATCATTCGATTCTTCCACGACCTCTTCGGGCTCTTTCTTAGTCACGGACTCAATAAATTTCGACGCACGTTTCCGAAGTCCCGTTTTTTTCAAAGGATCAAACATTTTTCGTTGACCGGGCATGACGCGTCCACGCAATTCATCGAGTTCATCTTTGAGTTCGTTTTGAGACATGACTTGAGTTGGGTCCTTGAGTAGACTCATGATGGAATACTCCTTGATAGCCTTGAATGGCATGATTGGGTGAATGTGCAAAATTTCTGGTTTTCTAAAGATGTTATCATCTGGGAACTCCTTATCGAATGCAGTCAAGATCTTCTTTGGGATCGGTGGGCTTTGTTCGATGAGTCGATCCATCTCTTGTTGACAATCATGAACCATCTGCGCACCATCGAATCCCCTGTCCACGAGTGGAAGGTTAAGTTCGAGTCTGATTCTACGCGACAATTTGCCGTACAACTGAGACGCAGAGCGGTGACTTTCCATCAATTCATTAATCTTGAGGAACTGCATGATGGTCGCGATGATACCCGCGATGAGGTTGAGACCACCGATGATGGCGGGAACTGCGGAGCGAATACTTTTAGGGAATTGTTCTTGGGCAAAGTTTGCCGTACCGGTGATGGTCGAGAGCACGATAACGGGGAGTGTAAAACGCATGCTCAGGGCTTGAAACATCAAAAATGCTTGGTAGTTCATGTATCTGTAACACGCCGCGGCTTCACCCCAATCTTGGAGAATCTTTTCTTGTTGAGTGTGCCACTTCTTTGGGGCGTCGGGCTTTTCGATATCCTTTGGGAAACCCACGATCATATTGTTCTCACTATTTTCTTGGCTCATATTAATAGTAATGAACATTATATTCTACATCCACCTATTGTTGTTTATCTCGATGCTCGTGATTCCCTTCCTGAAAAATACGCAGTTGCTCGAAATGTATAGTCTTCTCGTGCCATTCATATTTTACCATTGGTCTGTGAATGACGACACGTGTGCTTTGACGCAAATGGAGATGTATGTTACGGGTAATGATAAGGAAGAAACCTTCTTCGGTAGGATCATGGGACCCATATATAAGATGGAAGATACTGATGCAAACAAATTACTCAAGACAGTGATGTTTGCTTTATGGATGTTGGTACAGTACAGGTTAGGTAGAATAACTTTGGCCTAAGTTAGATACGCGCGCACTAATAATCATTACAAAATAAAGATGCCTTCTTACGCTCCAGTTTACGATTACAGATGGGGGTGTGGTACCAAAGCGGTGACGGATCGCTCCATCCTACACGGTGCACGAAAATTCTTAATCGTAAATGGGAGAAAACACGAAATCAACTATATTCCTAGAATCGGTGATCACGGAATTCATGGCGGTGTGCTACAAATCATGCGCGGCCAACGTGTCATCAACTATCACTAGATAAAAATTAGAAACTTATGTGTAATAGTAATCATGGACTACAAAGAACCAAAGAAGCGCGTGACCAAAAATGACAAGAAACATCGTAAACAGGTGTACTCCCAGAAGCACGTTCGAATCGCATTAAAATCTATGTATAATAATAATGAAGGCAAAAAACAAACAGCAATTGCTCGTGATAGTGGCCTTACTACTTCTCGCCACAGTAATTTACCTCATCCGTAACCCGGTCGTGAAACAGGTTCGTGTTCGAGAACGCGTCGGGGTAAGAGTTCCAGTTCAAATTCCCGTCGAACGTGAATTTAGAGCTCCACCCATCAAGGAATACAAGCCCGACTACGTCCAACAGATGGGTGTTTTGGTGGGTGAAAACAATGAGACGCTCCCTCTCTACGGTAAGGAAGTGAGAGGAAGACGCGATAGCTACCACTATTACACGGTGACTCCCGGTGAACAAATGTACTCTCTTCCAGTGTCTATCGGTGAAAGAGACTGCATGGATGACATCGGGTGTCAAGAAATTTACGGTAACGAAACAGTGAACGTGATGGGACAAACCGGTGATTACACGGCTAAAGTTTACCGAACGGATCACTTCTTTTGATCGGACGGGCTCAACATTTTTTGAGCTCTATGAATGCTATCGACACTCACGGCTATGGTAGACAGTAGACTCAATAAACCACACGCGTATCCCGTCAGTTTCATGGGTCCGACTGGTACCCACTTGAGTTTGCTGTATCCCATGTTCATTATGAATATGCAACATATACACGAACTGAGAGCAGACATGCTGTAGTCCTTGGACTTGGCGAAAGGTACGGTTGGATCAAAAAAATCGGTTCCACCTACACTCGGCATAGATATACCAAACAGTTTAAGTAACCCAGTGATCGGAGAAAATATGATGGTAGCCATTTATATTTGCACACATTTTATTTATCCGATTCGTACGATTCACTCTTAAACATGTTAAGTCCGCACGAGCCAAGTGTGACCACTTGAGAACTCATGCATGAGCACACGCAGCACATCACGATGAGAAGATGGATGGGAGTTTTGAAGGGTGGGAATTGTTTTGCCATGTTAGCGGTCGCCTTGACTGGCCCGTATACCAAGAAGTAGCAACACAAAAGTGTGCATATGTTTGAAGCTATCGCCGATAAGCTACACTGTGGACTACCCATAGTTATTTACATTTCATACATATTTTATTTTTAGTTTGAACTTACGTTCCATGAACTTAATCGCGTCAGACATGTTTGGGTGACTCCACAAGAGCCACCTGGACCAAAAACCTGCGGTCTTCAAACCCGAGATTCCCCAATCCTCGAGTTTGCTTCGTGATAAGCCCAACATGCGTTCGTGTACACGCTCTGGGTCCTTGAATTTACGCGTATCTCCACCACCGTGACGCAAAACATAGAGTCGCATCCGCATTGGGTCTTTGTGTATGGTGTAGTCAGTGTATCCCTTACCACCAAAGTCTACGTGATCACCGTTAGGAAACGTGACCCGGTACTTCTTATCACGGATCGGACTTTTTTTGAGAGTGACTCTCATTATTATTTATATCCGAAAAAGTTTTAGAAAAAAAAATATTTTTTTGAAAACTTTTTTTAGAAAAAAGAAATGTAAAAAATAATTTTTTTTTCTAAAACTTTTTATAGAATTTTTATGTATAAAATCAAAATAGACATACTTTAGACATACCTCCTATATAGACTACGTCTTTTGGTTTAAAATAGACATACTAAACTTTTTATAATATA